ATAAACGGCACACCTTACGAAAGAGTAGGAGTAGATTTAAACTTCACTAAAGGCAATGACGTGATGCACGAATTTCACGAGGTATTCCAATACTACATCACCCCTGACTTTATCACGAGCGGTTCGAATTGGAAGATAACTGCTACAGGAGGTTCGGTAAATGTGTGGGATATCATATTCTTCATACAAAAGACACAAAGCTATGCATAAGGATTTTAAGACACCAAGTAAGAGCAGTCCTAAGGGTGGACGTAGAGGATGCTTGTGTTGGGATTCTAATAAATACTCAATCAAGTGTTGTGATGGCTCACTAAGGGCACAGGGCATCGGAAGGACAAGAGGTACAGAGTAAAAACGCAAAATAAAAACCCCAAATCGTTATATAAATATGAAACCAACAGAAATGCTAAAAGAAATCAAAAACCTATTAGGCATTGAGTTATCTGCTGAGACTGAAGAAGTAACACCTGTTACCGAAGAGGCTAAAGTAGAATTGGCTCAAATGACATTAGAGAATGGTACTGTTTTAGAAGCTGAGGAGTTTGTCGCAGGTCAAGAAGTATTCATTATTACAGAGGAGGATAGAATTGCTCTTCCTGTAGGCGAGTACGAACTTGAAGACGGTCAAATTCTTGTAGTGGAAGAAGAAGGACTAATTGCTGATATCAAAGCCGAAGAAGCAGAAGTCGAAGTTGAAGTAGAAGCTGCTGAAGAAATGGCATACGTGAACAAAGAAGAGTTCGCTGCTGCTATTGACGAAATCAAAGCTATGATTGAAGAAGTCAAAGCGGGAATGAAAGACAAAGAGGAGATGGCACAAGTAGAAGCTGAAGTAGAGGCTCAAGTAAAAGAAGAGTTGTCTGCTACACCTGCTGCTGCACCTCTAAAGCACAACCCTGAGGGTGAGGCTAAAAAAGAAGCGTTTGCTTACGCTACTAAGAGAAACCCATCAACAAGAGATAGAGTACTATCGAGAATTGCAAACTTTAAATAATCTAATCAATAATTAAAAATGGCAACAACTACATCAATTACTACTACTTATGCAGGAGAGTTTGCAGGTAAATATATCGCAGCTGCTCTTTTGTCATCGAAAACCCTTGAGGATGGGGCTATCGAAATCAAACCAAACGTAAAGTACAAGGAAGTTATCAAGAAAGTGGCTACTGATTCTAACGTAATCAAGAACGCTACTTGTGACTTTACTGATACTGCTACAGTAACTCTTACTGAGAGAATCCTTCAACCTGAAGAGTTCCAAGTAAACCTTGAGTTCTGTAAAAAAGACTTCCGTTCAGATTGGGAAGCTATCGAAATGGGATATTCTGCTTTCGACAACCTACCTCCTTCATTCTCTGATTTCATTATCGGACACGTTGCGGGATTGGTAGCTGAGAAAAACGAGAGCAACATTTGGGGTGGTGTAAACGCTACTGCAGGTGAGTTTGACGGATTCACAGTTCTTATGACTGCTGACGCTGACGTTAATGATGCTGTAAACACAGGTATCACTTCTTTCACTTCAGCTAACATTATCTCTGCTCTTGGAAACACAGTAGACGCTCTACCTTCAGCTGTTTACGGAAAAGAAGATTTAACTATCTACCTTCCTACTAACGCTTTCCAAGCATACGTTCGTGCTTTAGGTGGATTCGGTGCTTCAGGTCTTGGTGCTGCGGGTATCGCTGCTCAAGGTACTCAATGGTACAATATGGGTAACGCTCTTTCTTTCGAAGGAATCAAAGTTCAACTTACTCCCGGTATGCCATCTGACCACATCGTAGCTGCTCAGAAGTCTAACCTTTACTTCGGTACAGGACTACTTGCTGACCACAACGAAGTTAAGCTAATCGATATGGCTGACCTTGACGGTTCACAAAACGTACGTGTAGTAATGCGCTTTACTGCAGGTGTACAGTACGGAATCGGTTCTGACGTAGCACTATTTACTTTAGCTGCTGAATAATAATTTAATTGTCTAACAAAAAGGGGTAGGTAAGCCATCGAGAGCCTGCCTGCCCTTTTTTAATTATAAAAACTATGGCTTGTACACTAACACTTAACGGTAGAGCGTTACCTTGCGAGAAAACTGTAGGTGGTCTTAAATATGTCTACTTCGCTGCTTACCAAGACGATATGAGTGTAGCTAATGCTGCTCTTGCTACTTGGTATCAGTACGACCTTAAAGGTGCTTCATCTTTAGAGACCGCTATTAACGGTTCACGTGAGAACAACTCTATCTTCTATACCCAAACGGTATCATTACAACTCCCCCTTCTTGATTCAGCAACACAAGACGAGATTAAACTATTAGCTGCTACTAAACCTCACATCGTAGTTGAGGACTATAACGGGCAACAATGGTTGGTAGGTCTTGAGCATGGTGCTGACCTAACAGGAGGTACTTTAGCTACAGGTGCTAACTTAGGAGACTTCTCAGGGTTTACTATAACCTTCGAGGCTCTTGAAAAAGCACCCCCAACAGCACTCACTTCTGCTGTTTCAGTTTCAGGAACACAAATCACTCCTGATGTAACTGCTGCATCGTAATTAAATCTTACGGACAATCAAAGGGGGCTATATGCCCCTTTTTTGTTTTTAATACAAAACGAACGCTAAGATTCGTTATATAAGTATGAAGATACTCACAACAAGTACGGATGCTCAGGAGATGACTATCATTCCACGTAGTTATCCTGCCTTGATAGATATAAGACTAAGAGACGAAAGCACCAATACGGTAACTTTAATAGAAGACGTAGCTACTACTACAGACAAAGGCTACCTGACTTTCTCTACTGCTTATTCTTTGACTGAAAATGTTTTCTACGAACTGACAATTTTGAGCGGTTCTGACGTTATATATAAAGATAAGGTGTTCTGTACAGACCAAGTTATTGCAGACTATACTCTAAACGAAAACGAGTATATAACAGAGAACACTTACGATAACGATTATATACTATTATGAGCAGAGGAGTAAAGCCTAAAGTACATAACGACCTAAGAGTTGTAAACTTCAGCACCTATACCTCACCTAAGATAAAAGAGGAGAGAAATAAGGATTGGGTAAACTACGGAGAGGACAACAACTACTACCAATACCTAATCGACAGATACAACGGTTCAGCGACTAATAACGCTATTGTAAACGGTATCTCAGAGATGATTTACGGTAGAGGGTTAGATGCTACTGATTCAAGTAGAAAGCCTGATGAGTACGCTCAAATGCGCTCTTTGTTCTCTAAAGACTGTGTTAGAAAGTTAGCCTACGACTTAAAGTTAATGGGTGGTTGTGCTATGCAGGTCATTTACTCTAAAGACCACTCAAGAGTCGTACAAGTAGAACACTTCCCTGTTGAGACTTTAAGAGCAGAGAAGTGCAATGATGACGGAGATATAGAGGCTTACTACTATATGGCTGATTGGACTAAACTAAAACCATCAGATAAGCCACTAAGAATACCTGCGTTTGGATTCTCTAATGAGGGGATTGAGATATTATTCGTAAAACCTTACCGAGCAGGATTCACTTACTACTCACCTGTAGATTATCAAGGAGGACTTCAGTATGCCGAGTTAGAAGAAGAAATTTCAAATTACCACCTAAACAACATAATGAACGGACTTGCACCGTCTATGTTAATCAACTTCAACAACGGAGTACCTAACGAAGAGGAAAGGCAACTCATTGAGAATAGAATCTATCAGAAGTTCTCAGGGTCTTCTAATGCGGGAAAGTTTATATTAGCGTTTAACGACTCTTCAGAGAGCGCAGCTTCTATTGAGCCTGTTCAGCTATCAGACGCACATAATCAGTATCAGTTCTTATCGGACGAGTCAATGCGTAAGATAATGGTATCTCACAGGGTTGTATCTCCTATGCTTTTAGGTATCAAAGATAACTCAGGACTCGGTAACAACGCGGACGAGTTAAAGACGGCTTCTACATTGATGGATAACACCGTTATTAGACCGTTTCAGACACTTTTACTTGATGCCTTTGAGAAAGTATTAAGCTACAACGATATCGTGCTTAAAATGTACTTTAAAACGCTTCAGCCGTTAGAGTTTACAGATTTAGAAAACGCCATCACTAAAGAACAAGTCGAAGAGGAAACAGGGGTTAAGATGTCAAGTCAAAAACCTGACACTTCTGACGAGCATTTGGAAAAGATATTCGAGGCTCTAAACGACTTAGGAGAAGACGAAGATTTAGATAATTGGGAACTCATAGACGAGCGTCCTGTGGATTATGGTCAAGAGGAAGGCTTAGATAAGATGCTTGGTTTTGCCTCGACAGGTAGAGCCAACCCTAACGCTTCTTCTAATTTAGATGGAGAAACCGATACTGAAAAGAAATTTATGGTTCGCTATCAGTATGCACCATTGGCGGTAAAGAACAATTCAAGAGAGTTCTGTAAGAAGATGGTAGCTGCTAAAAAAATATACCGTAAAGAGGATATCGAGAGAATGTCGAGCCAAGCAGTAAACGCAGGGTTCGGATTAGCAGGTGCAGACACTTACGATATATGGTTGTATAAAGGCGGTGCAAATTGCCACCATTATTGGTTAAGAAAAACCTACGTTTCTAAGGACAGCGTTAAGCCTGATATCAATAGCCCTAAAACTACTCCTGCATACGCACAAGAAAGAGAGAAAGAGGGAATAAAAGCACCATCAAGTACTCAAGAACCAAACTTAGTTTCGACTAAGCCAAAAGATATGCCTAATAACGGATACGCAAACCCAAGATAAGATGACAGCATTATTTATAAAAAGAGGGGATTTGGTACGCAACAGCATTATTGACGGTAATGTTGATACGGACAAGTTTATCATGCACATCAAAGAAGCACAGCAAATCCACGTTAGGAATTACTTGGGTACTGACCTATACAATAAGATAAGTGCGGATATAGTTGCAGGTACGTTGAGTGGTGATTACTTGGAGTTAGTAAATGACTACATCCAACCGATGCTTATCTATTACGCAATGGTCGATTATTTGCCATTCGCTTCGTATCAGATAAAAAACGGAGGAGTGTTTAAGCACACATCTGAAAACTCAGAGACAGCATCAAAAGAAGAAATAGACTTCTTGGTAAATAAATACAGAGACAAAGCTGAATACTTCACAAGAAGATTCATTGACTATATGTCTTTTAACCAAGAGTTGTTCCCTGAGTACTACACGAACTCAAACGATGACATTCACCCTGATACAGATTCAACATTTCAAGGATGGCAGTTGTAAAGAAAAAGGATAAGGGCTTGAATTCTACGAATTCGGGTTACAAACCAAAAGATACAAACGTAATTAAGTTAAAGCGTTTTTTAAAACTAAAGAATGAACACAATAGGTTGGGGTAATTATTACTGCGTAAGTTGGTGGGGCGATGTCTCCAACACCGCTACGGTTGATATAGATAGTCAGCCTGAGTGTTTTGCTAACTATATTAACTCAATTTAATGTACGGAGCAATCTACAGTTCAACTTGGTGGGGTAATCCACAACAGGGGGGATGGGGTAGCGTATATTATGCAATCGCTAATCCTTCTTGGGCAGCGAATACAAACGAGTGGCAAAATGAAAACAGAACTTATATAGAATTATAATATGGCAAGTTTAGCAAACCAAACAATATCGAGTACCTATGACGGTCTCGTTAAAACATCAACCGACCAACCTGTTCCTATTTCAGGTGTTCAACTCTTAGAGGACGGAGTAGGAAACTCTTTAGCCCTATCGGTAGGTAGAGCCAATCAAGGGGTTACCATTACAGGAACACTAACGGCTACCTCTATCTCAGGGGTCTTAGCAGACGGTGTTACGGCTACTACTCAAACATTGGGAGACAATTCAACTAAGGTAGCCACTACGGCTTATGTAGACGCTCAGGTTACGGCTTCTGATTTAGACTTTGCGGGTGATTCAGGCACAGGTGCTGTGGACTTAGATTCTCAGTCTTTAACCATTGCGGGTACTGCTAACGAGATTGAAACCTCAGCAAGTGGACAGACCATAACCATAGGCTTACCATCGAGCGTAACAGTAGGCACATTAACAGCCACTACTTTAGCAGGTACACTTTCAACAGCAGCCCAAACGAACATTACTTCAGTAGGTACGTTATCAAGTCTTGCAGTAAGTGGGAATCTTACAGTAGATACGAATACGTTATTTGTAGATGCTGCTTCAAATAGCGTAGGGATAGGAACGAGTAGTCCTGCTACAAAGATTGATATAAGTAACGAGGTTAATGCAACTGCTGTTGGTGATTCAATCTTAACAGTAAGAAACACAAGGGTTAATACGGGTTCGGGGGCTTCTAATATTCGATTTATAACAAACGAGGTTGGTGGAGCAACACAAGACAATAGAGCGCAAATAGGTGCAGAGTATGATGGCTCAAATGGTGGTAGATTAATATTCTCTACTGCTCAAACATCTACAAAGGCTATCACAGAAAGAATGCGCATAGACTCAAGCGGTCAAGTAGGGATAGGGGGTTTACCACAAGCTACAGTAAGAACTTCTCTTTGGGGTTCAGGAAGTACATCTTCAACATATAGTTTAATATGCTATAATAGTGGAGGTTTTACATCTCTTGTAGTTAAAGATGACAGAAGCGTGTCAATAGGTGGAGATTTGTCTTTTAACAATGGCAGAGGTATAGACTTTTCTGCAAGCGCAGGCGGAGGTGCTACCTCTTCTTTACTTGATGATTATGAAGAAGGGACTTTTACTCCTACTGCTGCGGGTACAGATACTATTGGCTCGACAACGCATACAAACCAATACGGATATTATACTAAAATAGGCAGACAGGTTAGTGTTACTATTTTTATTTCTTGGTCTGCTCTTACAGGAACAGGAAACTTACTAATAGGTGGACTTCCTTTTACTATTGGAAGTTTTACCGAAAACTATCCTATGGGGGCTTGTATAACTTCAGGCTTAAATTGGAGTGGTGGTACATATTTACAAGTTCAAGGATTAGTAAATAGTCAAAATATGTGGATTGTTTACGGTATTGATGATGGAAACGCAGGTGTTCAACAATGTGTGAATGAAAGCGCAAATGCTCGAATCAGTTTAACTTACTTCGTATAAATAAATATAACTATGGCACTTACAAAACAAAAAGTACAAGACAAAATCGAAATCGTTTCTGAGTTTAAACACATTCAGATTCGCTATGCAAATCAAATCGTAGAAGACGGTACTGTTATTTCTTCTGCTTTCGAACGCACCGTAGTTTCTTGCGGTGATTACGATAAGGCAGACGAGCATAACGTCAGAGCAATCGCAGATGCGGTTTGGAACGCTGATTTAATCGCAGCCTACGAGGCGCAAATTGCACAGCCTATCGCTGAAGAAGTGGTTGAAGAAGCTGCTGCTGAAGAAGCTGTAGAAGAGTCTGTTTCTGAGGAAACTCCTGCGGAATAATTTAGTATCTTAGTAGGGAATTTAAATTCTTTATTATGAGTAAAATTACAGACCAAGAGTTGGCTCAACTCAAAGACCAAGAGTCTAAAAAAGAGCAAATCCTAAGAGAAGTAGGAATCTTAGAAACAAGAAAACATCAGTTCCTACACGCATTAGACCAAGTCTTAGAGGAGCAAGACAAGACTAAGATAGGTCTTGAAGACAAGTACGGTAAGATTAATATTGATTTATCAGACGGGTCTTACTCCCCAATAGAGGAATAATTAACGGGGGCTTAATTGCCCCCTTTTTTTGACTATGGCAGTAGATGTATCAAGAATACCGAACAATAGTAAGTTCGACCCTGTAAGGGAAGCTATATTAGACTTAGAGCAAGAAATCTCAAGTGGGGTTGCGGGGGTCAGTAGCGTAAACAACCAAACGGGTGCAGTAACTATTGCTCAAGGGAGTAACGTATCTATCACCACTAATAATGGTGTGATTACTATTTCTTCTACTGCGTCAGGTGGGGGTACTTTAGAGGGTGAACTAACTTTAGCAGCAGGAGACGGTATTGGACTGTCTTCACCTTCTGTATTTGACGGGTCTACTGATTTAACCGTTACCATAACTAATACCGACAGACCTAACGATGGACAACTAAACATCATAACAGGTGCGGGTATTTCTACAGCAACAGGTGAGACGTGGACACAAAAAGACATTGACTACTCAATAGACACAGCTACTTGGGCATCATCAGCAGGGGCTTCTTTCTCTGCGAACGCTTTTGAAGACGCTAACATAACCATCGAGCACGGTAACACCTCAGATGTTCCTAATGTGGTAAATGTAGGTGGTAATGTTATTCAGTCAATGGGCTTCGACCAATTCGGTCACGTGCAGTCTACTGCTTCTGTTAATTTAGATAATCGCTATTTAATATGGCGAAACATTCACACTACAAATGATAACAGAACCGCTACTGCTTCGGTCTATAACGACACATTAGACTTTAAAGGCGCAGGGTCAATAGCTGTTACAAAGAGTCCGACAAGTGACGAAATAAGATTTGGATTAGCCGTATCAGATATTCGCTTCGAAGACGGTAAAAGAGTAGCGAGAGGGTTCTTGTATTGGCAGGGTAATACTGTTCCTACACCTGCTGATTTGCCTTCTAACGCATCTTTTAGCTTTGACTCATATCTTATCACTACGGGAACGGAAGATTGGTTAGAGATACCTCCTTTTACGGGATATTCTTTAACTACTTATTACATCACACGCTATACATCTATTGACGATGGCGCAGGTACTACTGCTTCACGTTCGGTAACATTCGGAAACCCACAAGAGGCAACGGGATTTGAAGGGCCTGTTACGTTTAACTCACTTGCTGAGGAGTTAGGTTCTAATGGTTTTACCATCATTGACGGGGGAAGGGTTAAAACGGGTCAGATACAATCTATTGGACTAAATGCTTCTGAGTTTGACCAAGGCTTATCGGTTTACACCCAACAAGGGTCTTTCTTTAACTTAGGAACAGGAGACATTGTAACACCTGAATTTTCTGTAGTAGATGACCAAGCATACTTTAGAGGCAATGTGTTTGTCGGTCAAAATTTACTAACGGAACAAAACACGCTAAACTCTAACACAACCGTAAACGATGTAAGCGGATTAGGAACTTTAGCAACACAAGACACAGTAGCAGCTGCTCAGATAACGGGATTGGGAGACCTTGCATTAGAAGACTTCGTTAATGCCAACACTCAGGTTACGGGATTAGGAGCATTAGCACTATTGGACGCAGTAACAACCAATCAGGTGTCGGGTCTTGGTTCATTAGCTTTATTAGACACCGTAAGCACAAACCAAGTAACAGGCTTGGGGTCTTTAGCTGTATTAGATACAGTTAACACAAATCAAGTGGTCGGTTTAGGGGCTTTAGCGTCTCTTGATACGGTAGATACAAGTTTGGTTGTTGGCTTGGGTTCTTTGGCGGTTTTAGACAGACTCTCTACGGGATTGATTGACGGTCTTGGGGCATTAGGAACACTAAATACAATAGACTCTTCGTTTGTTACCGATTTGGGAACTTTAGCGACTCGTAACAACGTATCAGCGGGTGAGGTTTTAGGTCTTGGTGGATTAGCGGTTCTTTCTTCTATCAGCGCATCAGAAATACAGTCAGCAGCAGTTACGGTAGACGCTTTAGCTAACAACGCAGTCACCGAAGGTAAGATTGCAGCAAACGCAGTTACAGAGGGTAAAATAGTCGCAAATGCGGTAGTTTCTTCTAAGATAGCAGCCAATGCTATTGTTTCGGATAAAATAGCGACAGATGCAATTATTTCAAGTAAGATATTAGCGGGGGCAATCACAACGGCTAAACTATCAGCAGGAGCGGTTACAGCAGCAAAAATAAACGCAGGTGACTTAGCAGCGAATACTGCCTTTATGAATACCCTGCTTGCTACTAATGCGACCTTTACAGGAACTACTCAGGCGGGTGAGGTGACTATATCGGATAGCACCATTGAAATGAACAACACCTTTTCAGAACAGCCTACAATAGCGTTCTCTACTAATGGTCTTAGGTATGGTGAAATCATAGCGGGTAATTATCTTACCGAGTCTAAGATTAGCAATATATACCATTACCCATATCTTACTACCGCTTCAGGATTCCCTCATGGAAACCCCAATTTTTATATCGGTAGAGTTCCGCTTTCTTACAGAAGATATAATGAGTTCAGGGCGCACGCAATGTCAAGGATTCAGATTGGAGTAAATAGCAGTCAAACCTCAAGTACAGATACGGCTTATTTAGCCATAACTACATCGGGAACTTTTGTAAGTGGTTCGTTTAATGTATTAGGTACTAAAAACTTCTACATACCGCATCCTAAAAACGAAGGAGAGAGTCTTGTTCACTCGGCAATAGAATCACCTGAGGTAAACAACTTATATCGAGGAGAGGTTCAACTCGTGAACGGTAAAGCGGAGATAAACTTAGATGCGAACTTTAAAATGACTGACGGTACGTTTGTTCTGTTTAACAGAAAGTGCAACGTGTTTACCACCAATGAATCAGATTGGGATAACGTAAGAGGAAAAGTAGAGGGAAATATTTTAACTATCGAATGTCAAAACCCTGAATCAACAGCTACTGTTTCGTGGTTGGTAATTACTCAGCGATGTGACCAAAGCATTATAGATTCAAATAGTACAGACGAAAATGGCGAATTAATTGTAGAGACAAAAACAAATTACGAAGAGTAATCGTTATATAAATATACACACAATGACAATGGACAACAAAATATCGTTCGTAGCGGGATGGTTTTTAACCACCGCAAGCACTATAACGGCAGCGGGAGTATTCAATGCAATCATTTTAGGTCTCTTAGGGGGATTCTTTGGTCTCTTGGGTAAGGAGACTTATTTCTACACAAAGAAGGAGATAAAATCCATCGCACCAAAAGTTAAGGCTTGGTGGCAAAAATTAAAAGCCTATGTCGGGGCTAAATGATGACAGTTCGCTATCAATAAACATCAAGTGGCTTATACAGATAATCGTTCTTGTAGGCTCTGCTGTTTATATGTATTTAGGATTAGAGGGTCGCATTGAAGATAATGAAGACGAACTCAAGAGCCTAAGATACAATCAGAACACATACATCTTCCCTGACATTCGAGTCTTGGAATCTGAAGTAATAGACTTCAAGTTAGAACGGGAAAGGGTCAGAAAAGACATACAGCGTTTAAGAGAATTAATCGAATGAAATTTAAAAACTTTACTTACGATGAGTTTGACTCTCCCCTACAAGAAGGTAGTGGGCAGTTAATGTCTAATGAGTTCTTATCTATGTTAGACCATGCTCGTGATTTGGCAGGAGTTCCTTTTAAAATAACATCAGGTTACAGAGTCGAAGCTGACATCGAAAGATTGAGAAAGCAAGGATATAAAGTATCACCTACAAGTTCGCATCTTAAAGGAGTAGCAGCTGATATCGCTTGTACCAACTCAGCAGATAGGTTTAACATCATAGACGCTTTACTATCGGTTGGGTTTTCTCGTATAGGTATAGCAGATACATTCATTCACGTAGACAATGACCCTGACAAACCAATTTGCAGTATATGGACGTATTAGACAAAAAACCCTTTAATGAGACAAAGGTCGGTAAGCTATTAAACAAAGTCTTACCCGATAAAGGTGTTATAGGCGTTTTAAAGGACGTTTTAGACCTTGACGAAGACCTAACACCTGAAGATAAAGAACGTGCGTCACAGGCTCTTATTCGTGCTTATGAAGCTGAGGTATCAGATAGAGACTCTGCACGTAAACGAGAAGTAGAAGTTACCAAAACGGGAAAGTTTGACTTCTTATTTAACTTGACAGGTCTTATTGGGTTGGGTTCGTTTGCGGTTATCGTGTGGGCTATTCTTGCTTTAGAGATTCCTGAACCTAACAAAGAACTCTTCTATCATCTTATTGGTATTGTCGAGGGTGTTACCCTAAGTATTTTTGGATATTATTTTGGAACGTCTATGAAGGACGATAAAAAATAACTATATTGCGGTGTAGTTTAAGCGTCTAATAACTCGGTTCGGCTACATCTAAAAGGTGCAAGAATGGGAAGCAGACAAAGCACCACCTCAACCGAAAGCTAAACGAGGGTCTGTACTTCATAGGAGAAGTGGAATTAGCGAGCGTATTTAACCTATTAAAGATACGCACCCGTATGTGTCCGAACATCTCAAGGAAGCATATTTATGGGTATGGTACAGTAGGGCAACCTATACCCATTAGTGAACCGACAAACTCAGAAAGCATATCTAATCTTACTCTTTTATGGAACTTAAAGAAACAGTAGACAAAGTCATTAGAAGTCGAAAGACAAAAAAAGAGAAACTTGACATACTGTTTGAAATGGACTGTGTAATGTACACGAACTTAGGTACAGATAGCACAAAGACAGAGCGAGAGGAGACTAAAAAGAATAGTCGAATAATCTACAGAGGAATCAGAGAGATAGACTTCTATTTAGGATGTGCGTTACTAAGAACCCAAGATGATAAGAAGAAAGCCCAATAGGTCTAAGAAGCCTGCGCCCAAGAAACCATCACGCTCTAAGATAGTTCAGAAGTTAGATACTGTATTTTCTCTTTACGTTCGCACTAAGCACTCTAAAAACGGAGTGTGTACCTGTTGTACTTGTGGGAGAAAGTTTGAGATTAAGAAAATCCAAGCAGGACACTTTCAATCACGCAAGCACTATTCTACGAGATGGGATGAGTTAAACGTACACCCACAATGTCCTAAGTGCAATGTGTTTTCTCAAGGCGAACAATATGAGTACGCTAAGTTCTTAGATAGAACATACGGAGAGGGTACGGCTGATTCACTTGTGGAAAAGGCAAGAGAGATAGAAAAGTTTTCTCAGTTAGAACTTGAAAGCATGATAGAACACTATCAACAAGAGTTAAGAAGATTATCACGATAAACGCCAATAAATAACTATATTTACAACGGATGTCTTAATCTGTCTTTGTTGTATCTGAAGGGGGTAGCTGTAAAAAGTTGCTCCCTTTTTTTATCCCAAAAACTCAAAGTTTTTTATTCACGCTTGTTATTTAAAAATATTTGTGTATCTTGCTTAAAAATAAACACAATGACAGATTCACAAATGTACAATTTAGGACTCATTCCCTTAGAGGTGAGTGAAGCCATTAAGAACCGCACGTGCTTTTATAAGCAGGACGAGTATCGTTTGACACTCGAAGATGGAAAATTAGTATTAGAGATTTTTGACAAAGAAGAAAAAGAATATTATGACATTTGAAGAAGCAAGAATAAAAGCCTTAGAGGCGCAAATCGAAAAGCTGAACATCGAAATCATTAACTTAGAAATTAAAATTCAATTATTAGAAGATGGAATTAACAAGTAGAATCACATCGGTAGAACCCACAGGAACGTGGTCAAATGGTCAAAAGACCTTTAACAAGTTTAGAGTATGCTTTGCTAACGGAGATAACTTAAATTTCTTAGCGGTAAACGAGTTTAAAGGACAAGTTGGTCAAGACCTTACATATACTAAAAACGAAGCACAAGGTACAGGTAAGATTTATAGAGATAATAACTTTAGACCTAACTATCAGCCTGCTCAATCACCTAAGAAATCAGAAGACACTCAGACGTATATTATTCGTCAGTCAATGATTAAAGCTGCGATTGATTACCACGCATCTAATCATGGAAAGAGTGAAGGACAGATAATAGAAACTGCGAGAAATTTTGTAAACTTTGTAATAAATGGATAATATGAATATTAAAGGTAAGATTAAAGTTATTGGCGAAACAAAAATAGTCGGTAGCGGATTCAGAAAGCGAGACTTGGTTATACTAACTAACGATAAATACCCACAAAGTATTTTAGTAGAGATGACTCAAGATAATTGTGACTCACTAAATCGCTTTAAGCAAGGCGATGAGGTAAGTGTTGCTATCAACATCAGAGGTAGAGAGTGGACTTCACCACAAGGAGAAGTTAAATACTTTAACTCTATTCAGGGTTGGAAAATAGATTCAGATGTTGCTGAAGTAACAACTGCTGACCATTCTCCTGACAGAGAGGATGACTTACCGTTTTAGATAGGGGGGCTTAATGCCCCTTTTTGTTATCTTAGACAATAAAACCAATGATAGTAAACATCAAAGACACCTTAGACACATTAAACTTAGTACGCACAGGAGAATTAAAAGAAGGACTTAAATTAGGAATTGAAGAAATAGATACATACATAAGATTTAAACCCAATGACTTTAACCTCATTTTAGGACACGCTAACGTGGGAAAGACTCAGACGGTTCTTTATTTAATGTATCTGTACACTTTAAAGCACAATTTAAGATGGCTTATATTCTCAAGTGAAAACAAACCTTATTCGTTATATAAAAAGTTATTAGAGTTTGACACAGGTCTTGTAATAAATAAAATACCTGAAAACGAAATGCAGAGTAGACTAATAAGAATCGCTCAATCATTTCAGATAATTGACCCTAATGACCTTTACACCTATAAGACCTTGTTGGCTGAAGCTAAAAAGATAAAAGATAAATACGACTACAACGGCTTTATGATAGACCCGTATAACAGTTTAGTAATAGACTCTTCGGCTGCAAAGTTAGGAAAGCACGAGTACGACTATTTAGCAGCAACTGAGATGCGACAATTCTGTACAGAGCAAAACTGTTCGATATGGTTAAACGCACACGCTAATACAGAAGCATTAAGAAAGACACACGCAGCTTCACACGAATACGCAGGACACCCTATACCACCAATGGCTTCGGACATCGAAGGTGGCGGGAAGTGGGTCAATCGCTCGGATTCGTTCTTTGTGATTCACCGTTACCTCGCAAGCCCTACGGATTGGATGTACTCACACATTCACGTCAAAAAAATAAAGGACATCGACACGGGCGGTAAGCCCACAATGATGGACGAACCCATAAGATTAAGGTCTGTAAAGAACAACGTAGGATATGAGATAGATGGCAAAAACTTAGTTCAATATTTAAAAACTCAAAAATGACAATTTCAATCGGTAACTACAACTTACATTTTCAAATCGCTCCTTTGTATGGGGTGGCTTTGGGGTATCTATACTATGCCCCTGACTTAGAAGACGACTTTGACGAAGAACAAGAAGACAATTACGGAAGACATCAGCTATTATTTTTATTTGTTGGGCTGATTGTCGATGTATGGAGGTCTTAGAGAAAATCTATAAGAAACATAAGACTTGGTGTCAAATTGTAGAGTCTTTTGGTTGCAATCCTGAAACCGCTGAGGACATCGTCCAAGAGATGTATCTCAAGATAGGAAGATTAGTTCAAGGCGGTAAGGATATCACTTATGGAGATGACGTTAATCATTTCTATATTTTCAGAACCCTGACGACTATCTTTTTGGATTATAAGCGAAAGGAAAGTAAAACGGGTCTAATAGGTATTGACGAGTTAGAAATCCAAATAGAA